GAACGACGCGAAATCTTCCATCTGGTGGACGTTGGAGGTCATCAAGTGAACGCTGGGAAGGGACTCGTTTTGAGGGCATCGGATTCGACCCTCGAAGCGCAGGCCAATGCGCACAAATTGCCGGTGACGGTGGATGCCGGGTTGCCGTTTGCGTATGACATGACGCTGTTTGTGGAGCCGGGGACCCAGATCCCGTGGAAACTGCTGCCCGCGGCCTGGCATTTTCTGGAGCGGTGGGACGCGGCGGCGCCGCTGTGGCGTTATGGGACGAACGCCTCAGAGATCGGCACCTCGGCGGAACGGAAACAAACAGCGGCCCTCGTCCGGGACCTGCGGGTGCCGCTGCACTGCTGGGAGCTGCTGTTCGCCCGGAAGAACGAGGCGGGGCAGGCGCTGATCGCGACCTGGAAGGAAGAGATCGCCGGCGGGGGCGAGAAACGGCTGGGGTTCCTGCGGGCTCTGTACCGGGTTAAGCCGCGGTGCTGCGTGTTGCCGCAGTCGTGGATGGCCGAGGTCGGCGAGCAGGCAGGCAGCGCGGCGCGGCTCACCATGCGACGGAGCAAGGCGGGTCCCCTGATCCGGGTGGAGATCTCGCCGGGGCGGTTCGTGCAATGCCGGCCGGAAGACGAGGAAAAGGTCCGGGAGCAATTTGCGAAGGGCAGGAGGGGCCGACGTGGGTATGGGTAAAAAGGCGCAACGTCCAGTCGACAACAAACAGCAGCGGCCGCAGGGCAACAAGCGGCTGCTGGCCCAGGGCGATAAAGGCGAGAATGGCCTCCAGGAGCTGTATGTCAAGGTAGAGGAGGCGCTCTCGCTTCTGGACAGCGAAACAGCCGACGAGCTGGTCGGTGAGCCCGACGCATCATACCGAGCGCTGGTGCAGGGCGTCCAGGCCGCGGTGGCGATGGAGTGGAGCGCGGCCAAGATGCACGGCCTGCACCAAACGTCCGACATGCTGCGGTACGGGGCCCAGACGCTGACGATCCTCCTCACGCTGGTGCACTATGCTTACGCGCTGGGGATGAGGCGCGGGCGGGAGGAGGGCGCTCGTGGCTGATTTCTGCGACGTGGCGATGGTGGAAGAGCTATTGCAGGGGTCGATTTCGACGGGCGACCAGATCGCGGCCTGCCAACGGGCCATCACGGCCGCCAGTGAGGCGATCCGCAACTATTGCAATCAGACGCTCCACCTGGGGGAAGACGACGAGTACACGTTCGACGTGCCAGCAGTTCAGTACAACCTGATTCTGCCCGAGCTGCCGGTAGTTTCCGTGAAAAGCGTCGTGGAAGACGGCGTGACGCTGACTGAGGGCGACGACTATATCCTGGCCCACCACGGGCAACTGATCCGGGTGGGCGCGCGGTGGAAACAGGGGTGGCAGATCGTCACCGTGACCTATACCCACGGCTATGCCACGATCCCGGACGACATTGCCGATATAGCGACGCGGATTGCGGCGCGGGTGTACCAGGCCGGGCTACGGGCGGCGGACATGGACGGGGTGCCGGGGGTGGCGGCCAAGAGCCTGGGGGATTACTCGGTGCAGTACACCACCGAGGGCAGCGAGGGAGTTATGGGCGTCAGCGCGGCGCGGGCGCTGCTGATGAGCGAGAAGGACCTCCTGAATCGGTATAGGATTCGCGGACTATGACCGTCTTTGAGTCGCTGCTGAACAACATATTTGAGGTGGAGCGGCGGACCCGGACCCACGACGGGCAGGGCGGGTTCACGGTGGGATACTCTTCTGTGGACACGGATATGCAGGGGCGGATCCGACCGGCGACGAGCGCGGAGCGACAGATCGCCGCGGCGGAGGGCCGGGACGTGAGCCACGTGCTCTATGTAGTGGACGGCGAGGACATTGAGCGGGGGGACCGGGTGACGTGCGGCGACCTGGTGGTGGAGGTGCTGGCGATTCGCGAGCCGAGCCTGGCCGACCACCACCTGGAGATCGATTGTCTGGAGCGACAGGTGGAGGAGACGAGTTAGGGGGTGGGCGAGAAAAAGATGGACTCCCTCTTATGCGCGTGAATACACGCGGCGGGGGTGACGGAGGAGGGGCGACGGCGCGTGGGTACACGCGTGGCCTCGCCCGTACGGGAGAGGCGGATGGATTCCCGCGTTCGCGGGAATGACGGAGTAGGCGGGAATGACGGAGTAGGCGGGTGAGCAAGTATATCACGGAATGGCGGCAGCGCCAGGTGCTGGACCAGGTGTTGGACAATCTGGCGGAACAGGGCGAGATCGTCGGCAAGTTCGTGGAAGATGAAGCCCGGCGGCGGTTGGTGGCCATCCGCGAGCCGGAGTGGGGGACGAATTATCGGCAGCGGGTGGTGGCGCGGTTATTGACGAATCGCGTGGAAAAGACGCGATCGGGGGTGATTATCTGGGTGGGCGTGCAGCAGGGGCCGAAGGGCAGCGACCACGGATTGTGGATCGAGCTGGGCACGCGAACGACGGTGGTGGACGGCAAGCGCCGGCCGGGGCATCCACCCCAACCCTATCTGCGGCCCGCGGTGTTTGAGAACGCCCGGAAAATCGTGATGCTGTTGGAGGGCAAATGAGCATCGTCACTGAAGCGCTGTACGACACACTGGCGGGGGATGGGACGCTGACGGCACTCCTGAGCACGTACGAGGGCAAGCCGGCGATATTCACCACGGACCCAGCGCCGGGGGATGCGACGCTGCCCTACATCGTGACGGCGGGAGAAGCGGTGCAGACGGGATTCGATACGAAGAATAGCCGGGGGCGGGAGCTGTGGCGGGATGTGCGATGCTACGCGGCGGCGAACGGAAGCGCGATGACGGTGGAGTCGATCGCGGAGCGGGTGCGAGCGCTGCTGCATCGGCAGGCAATTATGATCGACGGCTTTATCTGGCTGTTGGGGGATTGCAGCGGTCCCGTGGCGGCCGATGAATCGGATGCGTACGGTCGAATCGTGACTGTGCGGCTGATTGTGGAAGAACTGTAAAAAAGCGGAGGGTATTGTCATGGCAATGAATGGTAGCGACATTTTGCTCCTGGTGAACACCGGGACCGAGCTGGCACCGGCCTACGAAGCGGTCGGCAGCCAGCGGAACGTGAGCTTTCAGGAATCGACGGCAGAGATCGACGTGTCGAGCAAGGATGGGCGGGCCAAGAGGGTGTTGCCGGGGCGCTATAGCTCTAGCCTGTCGCTGGACGCGCTGTACGTGCCGACGGACGACGCCTATCTGGCGCTGCGATCCGCCATGCGCGACGGCGATCTGATCCTGGTCGCCGTCGAAAACGACGGCGTCACGGAAGAGACGGCGACGGCGCTGATCACCGACATGAGCAAGAGCTTTCCCGACCAGGGCGAGGGGACGATCAGCATCGACCTGACCATCGACGGCGAATGGACCGAGGTGGGCAGCTAATGGCGGGAGCACGCGGGGAAGCGACGATCCAGTTGGCCGACCGTGAGGTGACGGTGCTGTTCACCAACCGGGCGCTGGCCGAGGTGGAACAGAAGCTGGGCCGATCGATCCTGGCCACGGCCCAGGGATTGGCGGAAGGCAGCACGGGCATCGGCGAACTTGTGATCCTGCTGCGGGCCGGGATGGAAGCGGCCCGACGGGACGCGCGAGAGCCGGGGCCGGCGGTAGCCCTGAACACGGCCTACGACGTGATGGATGAGGCCGGGTTCGGGCCAGTGGCGGTGGCGGTGATGGAGGCTGTGAGCGCGGTGCTGGCCTGGGGAACCTCGTCGGAGGACACGGACCCAAACGCATAGACGACCAGGAGTTGCCGTCCCTCGTCGAGCAGCTCCTGGTCCAGGCGTTGCACGCGGGGATAGGGATCCTGGTGTTTTGGGAGATGACGCCCCGCGAGACGACGCAGGAGATCAAGGCGGCCAACTGGCGGCTGGAGCAAGGCCAGCGCGCGCGGGCGTGGCTGGCGTGGCATACGGCGGCGCTATCGCGCGCTAAGAAGATGCCGCCCCTGGCGCGGTTGGTGAATCCACCCGAGGCCAAGACGCTGCGGCCCGACGAGTTGGAGGCGCGGAGACGGGAGTTTGCAGAGATGAGAAGCAAGTGGAAAAACCGAGGTAGGCCATGAGCGACACGGTGTTGGGTCGGGCCAAGATCCCGATCGAGGGCGACCTTTCCAAACTGGATAAGGACCTGAGTTCAGCGCGCTCGAAGGTGAGCAGCGCCGTCGATGGGATCGTGGCCAACGTGCAGAAGGTGGGCAGCGCGGCGCTGGCCGGGGTGGGCATTGTGAGCGGGGTGGCGGCGGGGGCTGCTACGGCGCTGAGTAAGCTGGCGATCGACGCGGCGCCGGTGCAGGGGTTGCAGGATGCGTTCGCGGGCCTGGCCGAGAGCAGCGGCAAGAGCATGGACGAGATGCTATCGGCGCTGCAACGGGGCAGCTCGGGGATGATCTCGCAGCGAGACCTGATGCAGACGTACAACAAGGCCGGGCAGTTGGTGAGCGTCACGTTTGCGAACCAGCTCCCCGACGCCATGGACGCTCTGTCGAAGGTGAGCGCCTCCACGGGGGAGGACATGGGGTTCATGCTGGATTCGCTGGTCACGGGCGTCGGGCGGTTGAGCCCGATGATCCTGGATAACCTGGGCATCCTGGTGAGCCTGGAGGAAGCGACGCAGCGAGCGGCGGCCTCGTTCGGGGTGGAAGCGTCGGAACTGGACAAGGCACAGGTCCAGGCGGGCATGATGGAGGTCGTGCTGGAAAAGCTAGCGGCCAACACGGCGGCCATGCCGGACGTGAGCGACTCGGCGGCGGCGGGCCTGGCGCGGATGAAGGCCACGGCGCAGGACACGAAGGACGCGCTGGGGTTGGCGTTGCAGCCGGCGCTGAGCGGGGTGATGGAGGGCGTGAGCGACCTGGCCGAGAAGTTTTTGCCAGTGCTGATCGATTTTTTCGAGCAGCGGGTGGCGCCGGTGGTGGCCCAGGTGGCTGAGTTTTTCCAGATCTTTGCCACGAATATTGCCGAGGGGGCCTCGCCGGTGGAGGCGCTGAAAGACGCGCTGGTGGACATGGGGCTGGAGGATGTGGCGGCCAAGATCGAGGATGTGGTGGACAAGGTCATCGAGTTTCGGGATAGCGTTCAGCTTCTCTGGGACAAGGTGAACGATTTCCTGAAGCCGATCTCTGACTTTATCAGCGAGAACGTCATCCTCCAGGATGTCCTGTTCGCGCTGGCAGCCATCATCCTGGCCACAGTCGTTCCGGCGGTGGTGTCGTGGGTGATCAGCATGGGGCCGATCCTGCTGGTGGTCATGGCGGTGATTGCGATCGTCGCATTGCTGCGCAAGTTGTGTGAAGACGACTTTGCCCTTCTGAAACAAGCGTGGGCGGCGGTGGGGCAGGCGTTCGAGGACGTGGGGATCTGGATCGGGGACACGGTGGACGGCATCAAGACGTGGTTGTCGAACGCCTGGGCGTCGATCAAGAAGACCGCAGCGGATACGTGGACGTCGATCAAGACGACGGCGACGGAACTATGGGAGGCGATCAAGGCCACCATCGAAACCAAGGTCAACGATACCAAGCGCGCGATCGAGGACAAATGGAACGCGATCAAGACCTGGCTGGCGGATACCATGGCGTCGATCAAGACGACGGCGACGGAACTATGGGAGGCGATCAAGGCCACCATCGAAACCAAGGTCAACAACACCAAACAGGCGATCGAGAACAAATGGAACGCGATCAAGACCTGGCTGGCGGATACGTGGACGTCGATCAAGACGACGGCGACGGAACTATGGGAGGCGATCAAGGCCACCATCGAAACCAAGGTCAACAACACCAAACAGGCGATCGAGGACAAATGGAACGCGATCAAGACCTGGCTGGCGGATACCATGGCGGCCATCCGCGACAACATGA